ACAGTGCCGTAAGTGAATACGTCTTGTGTTGCCGTTTGATACCCAGTCCAATTTGTATTTGCCCCAGTATTTGCTTGAGCGTCCATAATTTCGTGCGAAGTCAGACCGAACCATACACCACCAGTCTGTGTTCCAATAGGTGTATTTGTTTTCATTTGAATTATATTGTGATTTTCTGTCGCCGTTCCTAATTCAGAAGCGAATGAAAAATCATAATGTTCGTTAGATATAGCATAACTATCATAATACTTTTCTCCAGCGTTAGTAGAAGTGCTTTTATATGTAATCCCAGCAGTGGCGGTATCTGCTAATATTGTATCAGTTCCTCGCATTGTTATAACACTTGGTAAGTCTAATAGTTGATAATCTTTATAAAATCCTATATTAATTGTTTTGTTATTACTGAGTTCAAAAATGGGTTCATATAAAAATAATTGACTCGGTGTGCCGTCAGCATTTTTTCGCATTCCAAAAGTTTCTGGGTTTGCCTCACTATCACCACCTAGGAGAACAGCAATAGTGTTTTCTAATTGTTTCGGTGTATATCCAGTAAGTCCAGTATCTGGATTAATTGCTGGGATTGTTATAATGCCGTCATTTTCTAATATAGTATTTTTAGTTCCAGTTGCTGCTGGTAAGACTGCTGGGAGAACTGATTTCAATATAATTTGGAGTGTTTGGTCTGTTGAAAAATAAATGCTTGAGTTTCTTTTAAATTTCGCAAAATTTAAATAGACTGAAGATTTTGGTTCTATAACTAATGGTTCTCTAAATCGCACTGAGTAAGTGTGTCCGTTTCCAACTGGCGATACTAAATTTATAGAAGTCATATTTATATATATATAAAAGATTTTAAAAATCTTTAGAGCAAATAAAAATCATAGATAAAAAATGTCCTAATATTCCCAAAATTTTGAAACTATTTCTCAAAATAATTTTTGATTTAACTTTTTTCTAAAAAGTTATTAAGAACTCTTTGAATTCATTACAAGGCAAGTCAGTATATATCCATTTTCTTTTGGTTTTCTTTGGGTCTATTACCATATATCCGTCTGCTATCTTTTTTTTTTTACTTTTAACTTGTATCCTTTCGCCTTTTTCTTCTAACTGAAGTTTCATTAATAAAATTTTGGCAGTATCTCGCCTCATAGGTTTCTTTGTAATATAATATCTGCGACCATATTTTTCGTCTAATCTTGTTCCGTCTTTCTTACCAATTTTATATCCATTATTGATTTTATAAATCTTTAAATCCATAATATATACTTTTAAAAAAAGTATTAGCAAAATACACACTTAAAGCGACCGAGTTGAAGCAAATTGTTTTGGTTTCTTGGAGAAGAAATCATAATGTTTTTTCTCTTCTACCTCTTTATCTAACTCGGCATTCATAGAGCATTTGGACTTACAGCAAACAAATATCTTACACTTTATCCTATCAATAAATTCTTTCAACATATAATAAACTTTTAAAAAAGTTTTATCAAAATAAGTTTTGCTACGCTTTTACAAAAGCGTTTTACATAGTTTTAACTAGTGTTTTTAAATTGAGTTGAGCGTTGTATTTAACAAAGGTTTGTACGAGTTCTGATTTATTACGCCTATCAACTGGAAGGAGAAGAGAACCATTATTAACACCACTGACCACCGAGTTGCTGTAATCACGATTAATATATGCCATTGTATTACCAAGACCATAAGTGTAATCTGTGCCAAGACCAAGTAATTCTGGAAAAAGTTGATTGCCAACTCCGTCAGTTGCCGCCACAGCAGTGCCTTCAGCAGAACCTTTCCCAGCGTGATATATACCAGTTGTTCTATCTTCATAATCAAATTCTAAATTCTTGGCGGTTCTCGCCATAGTTGCCGAAGACCTTACTGCTTCTTGACCTCCGAGTAATGCTCTTTCAAAGTGTTTTCTTAATTCAATATCACCCATAATCATTTCACGATTGAGAGTTTGTGTTGGATTAATTGAACCTTCACCAAGTTCTACGAGACTTTCAAAATTAGGTTGGACTTTAAGTGGGAATGTAAATGGAAATCGGAGATTGTCTTTCTTGTGTTCTATCTGTTTCATTCCAACTGGAAGTCGGAAGTTATTTTGCTGATAGTTGAGATTGTTGGTTTGGTCTTTATCTAAATATAAATTACAGAATGCTTTGACTTGATTGAGTTGTGGAGTGTATGAAATATTATCTTGGTCGGCGTGAATATCATTGAGTAAGTTGAGTTGAGAGTTGAGTGGGATTTGTGCTTGATAGGAAGAAAGTTCTTGAGGAGTTGGGACTATATATCGTCCTTCTAATTTGAGATTTCTTAATAAATACATTTTATTAGAAATATCAAAAGCAGCAGCACTACCTTTATCACGGAAACGCTGGAAGAGACACGAACTATCTGGAGCAAGGTGAATAGTAAGCATAAGACCATTTGTGTATGCTTGACCTAAATGAATATTTCCACTTTGGAATAAATCAATATCTAATTTGAGTGAGAATGGAACACCAAGCATTTTATTGTTATTGGTTTTTAATTGTTGAGCGGTTTTATCAGCAATAATATTCATTCGTCGGTTAGTAAGGTTAGCGTGAGTTCCTTGGGCGAGTGTTCGGTTTGCTGCTACACCCCATAAATAATCTTCGTCGTTGTTTGTGTATGCTTCTCTGAGCGAGGAATACGCTGGATAATTATGAATATTAATTAATTCAGTATTAGTTTTTTTGGTTTGAATAACAACTTTGTCTATAACATTCTGAACTCCGCCGTGGTTCGGCATATTACAAGCAGTAGAAGGTTCAATATTAGCACCATTATTAGCATTACTTAAATTGGTATAGTTAGGTGCTCTGAAACCTTCGTCAGTTGCTTGGTCTTTTAATATGAATTGCCCAGTTAGAACTAGTGTTTTTGTTTCTAATAGTTTTTCAACTGCTGGGAGACTGAATTTAATAATTGGGTTGCTTTCTTTGAATGAGAAACCACCAGCAACTCCGTTTGTTCCACTACTTTGGAGGGGATTATCATTGATAGGCGAAATACTAAAATAGTTCTTTTCAATCGGCATTTTATATATATATAAAATATTTTAATTACAGATTTATTATAATAACTTTTTAAAAAAAAGTTAGGACAAAAATTAATTGTTAAAAATTAATTCTTCAACACTTTCAAAAAGTCGGTCAATATTAGGACATTTTAATCTTTTTGAAAAAAAGATTTATCAAAAATTAGTTTTGACTGAACTTTTACAAAAGTTCTTTAGAGTAAAAGTTGTAAATTATCTTTATTCACCATTATTGTTTTAACTGAAAAAACAAAGTGTATCATACGAGCATTATTAACAGCATACATTCCAGTCCCTTGGACGCTTCGCTCTTGTGAAAATCCTAATCTGATTTGTGGTTCTGCGTCTTTTAAATTATATACGAATTGTTCGCCTCGTGCTAATTCTCTTGCGTGAAGGTAAGTGTTTGTATAATCAGCAATATTGCCTCCTCTACATTCACCAAGTTTTTTAACTTGTTTGCCTATAGTTTGGAATGCCTTAACAAGTTCATTCATATTAACCACTTTATCATTTTTTGCTTGTGGATTATATGCTTTGAGTGGATAGAGTTTGTTATTAATAAAATATTGAATTGAGTTGAGGTGAGTATTGTGAGGTGGTTGCCCAGTATAATAATTTTGGTGGAAGTGATTGTCTTGGTGTCCTACTGAAATATAATGAGTGAATATAGATTTAGCAGCACTTGCTACAGAAGTTATTTCACTTTGGTGTGATAGCGAGGAACTAGGTAAATTATCTAAGAAACAATCCCAAGAAATAAAATCAAATTGACTTTCCTTAATCATACTCTTCATAAGATTTTGTGGAGGAATGACTTGTAATACTTTTAATTCAACATTTTTTAATTTATAAGTCTGTGTATCCAAAGCAGCAGTCGCATTTTGGAAATAAATTCTACAATCTGTTCCATCCATTTGAGTAAGAGCAGTATTAAAAGTCAAACATATTTTATTGCCTGGAACACCAGTCCCACTATTAACTCGTCTTACACCTTCAACTACAAAATTTGCTGTCTGTGTTGCTGCTCCACCAGCACCAGCAGCGTCTTTATCTAAGGTCATTTTAGCACCACGAGTTATACCGAGCAACGCTGGGTCAGTAATATCGTCTGTAATTATAATTTGTTTTAAAGTCGTCTGAGTTGCTCCACCACCACCAGCAACGACATTATCAACTGGAAGTCCATTATCATAATTATCCATTTTATAAGTATTAGCGTCAGTTTTAGCATATATTCTCGTCATAACTCTTTTATCACTGGCGAATGTAATTTCAATCCTTAATCCACCGAATAAAAGAATTGGAGTAAGTTTTTCACTCACACCGAAATGAGAAAATATACCTGCCTTTAATGGAATAAGGAATTTTCTGGCGGCAAATTTTTTAGCACACATTTCAATATCAATATCTGTATCCACTGTATCAGATTGTGTCCCAGCACCAGACGAAATTTGAGAGAAGTTTAATGCTCCTAATTCACTATTATCCCTTTTAAATCCGTCTCTACCGACTTCTGAAATCGTATTAACTTTAGTCCCAGGGTCTTGGGAACAAGCATAAGCACGAGGGTCTGGAGAAACACCATTTTTTATTTGATTGTGTTGGTTATCTTCTTCTAAATATTGATTTTCAATGGAAGACCATAAGTTATAATTAGTAAGTGATTCTAATAGTTGTCCGTTTGCGAGGGAATAAATATCCATTCGGTCTATAACCGACGAAGCACCAGCAGTTGCTGGGAACACAGCAACTCTATTATTAATATCTTCATTTAGAATATCAAAAGAAATATAACTATCTTTACCCTTAACAAAACCAATATCTGGGTGAATAGTAAAAATTGCTTTTTGTTCGGAAGTGAATTCAGTTCCATTATCGGCAACGAGGGAAATAAATTTTGAGTTTTCAGCGACAGACATTTTATATATTATTAATATATTTTTTTTTTCATAATTAAAATATCTCAATAATATATAATGAGTTTATTGAATATTGTAGAACCGATTTATACACAAATAAAAGATAAGGCAACAATAGTCCAAAATAAAAATATTGTAGGTATTGACGATGCTATAACTGCTGGGACAAACACTCTCGGAGGAGGTAATCAATTGTTATTTATAAAATTATTAAATACTGGCGACGGATTAGATTTAATTTCAACTTCTGCTAATGATACTGCTGCTGGAACTGGGGCGAGAACTGTAAGTGTAGAAGGGTTATTTTGTGATACTGCTGACTCAAATAGATACAAAAAAAGAATATCAACTTACACAATGGCAGGGACTTCGGCTGGAAGTCTATTGAGTGGAGTGAATACTTTTGCTGTAGTTCATAAAATCACTGTATTAACTGCTGGGTCAGGAAATGTAAATGCTGGAACTATAAGTGCTAAAATTGCTTCTTCTGTATGTTGTGTATTAAAACCGAATGAGGGTGTATCAAAAGTTTTAACACACGGAGTTCCATATGGAAAAGAGTTGTTAGTGAAAGCATTACACATAAGTTCTTACTGCCAAACTGCTTCAACCCTCCGTGTAGAACAACAGGATTTAGCAANTGGAAGAAAACAATTATTAACCAAATTATTTTTAGCAACTTCCACAAATCATATTGATTATCCATTAAATCATAAAGTCCCNGCTGGAAGTTNTATNACNGCAACTATAACTAATTTAGAAACTCCGACTGGAACTAANCATATATGTGCTAAATTAGAGGCAATTGAAACTTAACTTAAAGAATAATGTTCTATATATATTTATAATGTCTCGTTATACTGAATATTTGAAACAAAAAGTAATGTGTGATATATGTAAGCGTGAAATAAGTAGGGGTCATATAGGCAATCATTTGAAATCTAAAATTCATATTAAAAATACTAAAAAAAAAGAAGAAGAAGAAGCAAAAAAAATTAATCAACCAATTGTAATTGATTGGAATTAAAGTATGGGCGTTTATACTTAAAGACAAAAATATACGATATAATTATATAATGACTGATTTAACTGATTTAACTGATTTTCAATTAGAAATTCTGCCTGTTGGCATAGTTTATAGGTGTTTCTCTAATACTGACGATAAAATTTATTATGGGTCTTGTTCTAATTTGGACGCTCGTAAAAAACAGCACAACTCCCTATCTAATCAATGTATGACGAGATTGATAAATGGTGAATTAGAATTTGAAATGCTGGAACAACATAGAGATATTATGCGATATGATTTAAAAATTAGAGAAAGATATTTTATGGATAATCATAAAGAGACTAACCGATTTATAATTAATAAAAATACACCGACTGGAACTGCTAAAGAATATCATAAAAAAAGATATGCTAAAGCACCACAACTATGGGCGGCGAAACAAAAAGTATATTATTGGAAGAATCACGAAAAAGAATTGGCGAGATTGAAAAAATATCAACAATCAATCAAAGGTAAAGTATGGCATTGTGATATTTGTGATTGCGAAGTATCATTTGGGGGTAAGTCAAAGCATAAAAAAACATTGAAACACCTAAGCAATGTATCCTCCGCCTCCGCTTCCGAGTGTATTTCCACTGAAAACCTTAGTGGAAGCGATACCGCCTTGTGCTGAACCTGAACCACCAGCGGATTGTGCTTGTCCTTCTCTCACTTCCTCGCCTCCCTTGTGTAATCCGTGTATTAATCCTCCAATCATAGTCCCAATTCCTATCACTTCTCCTATAATTGGTATAGAATCTAATGTAGCATTAACAGCACCCATTACTGAACTACCCCCTGCTTCACCACCTACTGAACTGGCGACTTGTCTAACACCAGCAAGAACACGACTTCCAATTGAACCAGCGTCGTCTCCCAAAGCACCAGCATTATCCGCTAAAGAAGACTCATTAGGATTTGCTCCGCCACCTCGTCCGTCTCCAGAACTTCTTGGTGCTCCACCTTGGTTTCCTTGTGGTGGTGTATTAGGATTTGGTGGTTGTCGTCCTGTGCTTCCAAATAATCTTGATAATGTTTGGTCTCCACGAAGTCCTGCTAAATCTGTTAGACTTGCTTGGTCTCCAGCTCCAGCAGCTCTTGGTGCGAGTGCTGGGTCTGGTCCTTGATTTACTCCTTGACCTGTTTGAACTGGTGCTTGATTGTTTGCTCCTCTAACAACCATACGACTAGGACTTAATACATTAGCGGCTGGGTCAGGTGCTATTGCTGGGTCAGGTGCTTGTGCTGGGGTTGGTGTTGGTGCTGGTGTTGGTGCTGGTGTTGCTGCTGGATAGGGTGCTGCGTCAGGTAAATTACCTGCCCTTGCGTCATTGGCGGCTTGAGTTATATGGTCTGCTGAAACTCCAGTTCCACCGCCGTCTCCACCGACTTGCGGTGTTGTTGGGTCAGGTGTAGTAGTTGTTGGTGTAGTAGTTGTGTCTGCTTTTGCCTTACCTAATCTCTCTATAACTTTTCGTCCGTGTTTCCAAACTATACCTGCTTGTGCTATTGCTCCGCCCCAACCTTCTGCCTGTTGAGTAATAGCATTGAATTTATCTTCAATACCAGTTGTCTTTTTATTAATTGCTTCATTCTTCATATCGTCCATATGTGCTTGTCCTTCTTTCAAATTACTCATATAACCCTGTAGTTGATTAAAATATGCCATAATATATATTATTAATAAATATTTTTTTATTCACTTTCAGCACCACTTTCAACGCTACTATTTTCGGATTCTTCTTCTTCTTCTTCACCATTGCTCTTCATACTTGTATCCCACAATGCTTTTTCCTCAAAATTTCGTCGTGCGGTAAGGTCTTGTATATTTAAAAAACAAAAATCAAATGGTTCTTGTTTAGATTTTTTATAAATTTCTATAAATTCTTTTTCACTCCCTCCGAATACACTTAATTCTTGAGACATTTTCTTCAATTCTATTTCTGGCGAGTTTCCCATTAAAAAATATGCCGAAGCATTAATTCTTTGGATAGCATTTAAATATTTGAAATATTGTGATATAATACATATAGAAATTTTACCTTCTTGTTCTTCATTCCCAATATGCCTATATCTTGTAGTCAATCCAGTAAGTGTATCAACTTTTCCTCCAGCTCTCTTAACATTAACATTCCCAATAATATCTTCTAACACTAATAAATATTTTGATTTACTTTGGTCGTCTTCAACCATTGTTATTATTTCTTCTAACAATGCGTCAGTATAATCTGTAAATACAAAGTCAAATTGCTCTAAAATAGGTTTCATAATTTTATCATTGTATGCGGTATTTGAAATTAATATCTTAATATCAAAAGTATCTTTGTATGGAAAATTTGGATTAAAAAATAAATTCGCCATAAAAAGGGACTTACCGCTTTTAACTGAACCAATCACATACGCTAAAAATGGAACATTAGGTAAAATATCAAAATCAACTTCACCCACTTCTTCTTTGTCTAATTTTTTTAAAGGCAAAATTTTAAATGCTTTGCTATTATATTTTGCTATTTGGTTGCTCTGCTTATCCTTCATACTTTATATAGAGCATATATTTTATTTAACTTAGTGTGTAGTTTTTTGTTGTCTAAAATATCTTCTTCGGTAATACTATCTAAATGACCTGATAATTCGTCAAATTCTTCAATTGTTTCACAATTATCTAATGCTTTTTCTCGTTCTTTCACCCAATTTTCTATCTTCTGACTATTGCCTTTCTGTTCTTCCTGCTTCGCTTGTGCTTGTTTTTTCTTTTCTAATAATTTATCTCTTTTACTTTGTTCTCTCTCTGATTTTAATTTTGCCCTTTTTTCCACTCTATTAGCAATCTTTTCCTCAATCGCTTGTTTTACAAAATCTTCGTCTTTCTTTTTTTTTAATAGAAGTTTCCGTTTTTTCTCTCGGTTTTCAGCAACTTTTGCCCTTCCTCGTGCGAGTGCGTCTATTTGTTTTTCACTTAGAACTCTTTTAGGTTTTTCCACGACTTCTTCTTCAACAGGTTCAGGTTCGGCAAAAATTTCAGTATCAACTTGTTCGTAATCTGGCATATATTATTAACAAATATTATTTTCTCTATATTCAATCCGCTTAATTCTAAAAATCGGTTTGTGGCAGCGTTCAACTCTAATACCTTTATACTTACCTGTATAATCTTCGCCTTGTGCGATAATATTATATAATGAGGATTTTGGAATTCCAAACCATTCAGTTATTTCTTGGGAAGTTTTAAAATATTTACTGATTGTGTGGTCTGAATTAACTTGCTTCTCAACAAAAAAATGATAATATGATTTATTTTTTGTTCTAACCATTATATACTTAATTCGTCTAATTCTTAAATAGTTTATTCACTAATAAAATCCATTTCCTCTAAATCGCCGTCTTCTTCTTGCTCCTTAAATATTTCTTCTTGTGTTTTTGGTCTCCAGAATTTTAACACATTTTTATAATTATGAACTTGTCCTAATTCGTCTTTGGTCGCCCAGCGAGATTTATAATATGCTCGTGTGCTGGAACTTGTTTTAATATGCTCTAATACATTTCGCTCCGCATATTGTTTATTTTGCTCGTATTTTGATAGAGTTTTATAAAATTCACTATCCTTAAAATAATACCAGAATTCTCTGATTTTCATAAATGCCTTGGAATTATCCATATCTAAGACATAATGCTGTTTTAACACATTATAGACATTATCATTATCTTGGATATATTTTTTAGTCCTATCACCGACAATATCACATTCATAGAGTTTTTCACAGACATTTTTGCCTTCATTATTTGCTTCCCATAATTTACAATATTTAACTAAAACCACAAACATAGCATATTTATATTCACGCTGAAATCCTATTGTTTTATAATAAGCATTTGCTGGATAAATATAGTTTAATTCTTCCTTCTGCGATAATAACATAGGGTCATTAGTGTAAGTTGCTTCAAATGGAATATCTCTTAATCTTCTCTGAATAGAAGCACCCAAGTCTCCAGTCATAGTCGGTTTTTTATTACATTCAACAAACCAAGTTGCGACCAAATTAACTTTGTCTTCATTAGAATATAATTTTCTTGCTGTTATACCCTTGCCTCCAGTCAATTCTTTGATAGTGTTTAAATTAAATGATTTTTTCTCGTCAGGTTCTCTAAAATTAATGAACCTTTTTTTATCCATATTTGCGATTGCTGGATTTCCTCCGTCCTTGATTGGTTGTAGAAGCACAGCGTTATTCCCAACATAGGCGAATGTTCCTAATGCTTCTTGGACTAATTCATTAATCACACCCTTCCCATTGCCTCCTCCACCATTCGCTATAATGAATTTCTCAACAGCAACCCCATATAATGAGGTCGCTAAGAAATGGATATATTCTTGTCTAACATTATCGTCTGGGAAAATTTCTTCAAATAGATTTTCTATTGTTTCTGTCTGAGCGTCTGTTGGAGTTATCCAATTATAACCAGCAGTTTCTAATACATAATTTTCACGCCGAGTTCCAACCCAATTATGAGTTTTTAAATCATAGCAGGTATTTAGGAATGGCACTAAATATCCGTTTGTATCAAACTCTATATCACTAAAATCCATAACCGATAGAAGTTGTTTCATTCTCTCGCATATAGAATTAATTTTACAGCAATTCTTCAGCATTTTAGTCAATTTATAATTGTTTTTAATCTTCGCTTCCAACTCCATTTTTTCGTCTTCGTCTGAGTCTTCTAATTCACCCATATCTTTTTTTAACTTGGATAATAACTTGCCGTAATCCACAAAAATACCTGATAAATAATCAGACATAATTTTTTTTGTTCGTTCCAGTTTCTCGTCGTGAAACCACCGACCCTTAGTCCCTTCTTCATTTCCAATATAGATATAAATATTGCTGTTTAAATAGACTATGTTATTTTCATTATTATCTAAGAATAGTTTTGCTTGTGTGTCGTCCGAATCTAAGAAATCATATTCATAGTTTTTCAGTCCGTCCAACTGAATTTCTCTATATTTTTCAGCATTAGAAATCTTCGCATAATAATAAGCAGTTGCTATAGTAATATTGTTTGGCGATAATTCTTCCCATTTTCTATTAAATTCATATTCATTATATTTAGAACTCTTCATAGAAACATATTTTGCTAACATATATTCATTAGCAGTTTTCAGTGAATATAGAATTCTTAACCAATCAGAATAATCGTCTAAATATTGGATACTAATTAAATCCATATATTTAAATATCTGTGTCGTTTTATCCATTTCTAAATCTACATTTTTAGCAACCACTGATTGACTATTCTTCTTGTTCTTTCTAATCATTGGTTTCATATTGATAATCGGCAAATCCTCTATATTAAATAGACTAAGTCCCATATCTTCATTAATAACCTCAGCGTCAGACGGACACCAACCCCAAACACCAGATAAAATTTCTAAGTCTTTGTATAATTCACAACCAATCTTAGATTTTAACTTGGTATTTTTTTTATGTAGTTTCTCGTCTAATCTAAAAAATAAGTGTTTGCCTAATTCCTTTGTAGTTGATTTATAATACGCACACCGAGAAATAAATTTACTAACTAACATTTTGCTCTCAGCACTATAATTAACATTAGGCATATGGTCTATGTCTAAATGATAAATTGTCTGAGTGTCTAAGGCAATATGATACTGAGACTGAACCGAAGCGTCTAACTTCTGAAACCACCTCTGTAGTTTAGGCATTTCCTTCTCAACCCAGTTCTCGTCATAAAAATCCTTGTTATTTGGAATAGAACCCTGAATAGGAAGAGGAATTTTTTTCACCTTTCCATTCACATTAGTTATTTCCAGTTTAATCGGTCTCCAACTGATAGAGTGTTTATTTGCGAAATCTATTATTTTAGTCATTATGTTTTATATTGTGTTTTAATTTTAAATAAAAAATTAAATTCAGTTTTGTTTAATATTTAAGGTTTTATTTTTATTCATATAAAATTCTGAATATAACTAATATCCATATATACCGAGCACTTTTTCTTCTTTCATATATAAATAATCACTGATATTCCCACGGATTTCTGCTATTAACCAATCTATTATATAATCGTCTGCTCCTGCTGGTGTTCCTCTGTCGTCTAATTGTTCTTGAACGATTCTGATTTGTCCGTATATTTTAGTTATTAGTTTCTTTGAGTCCATATATTTTTCACTAATAGTTTTAATTACTGAATCTTTTTCTTCTACAATGTCTTTCATTTGATTACTCAAATCTAACAACATACCTTCGTTAGGGTTCTCTGGAATTCTGAGAGGTTCAACCATTATTATATAATAGTAATATATAAAATGAGTGATTTTAAAACTAAGAAGCCGTTATACAAACCTGTGAAAAGCACGAAGAAAGGTAAGAAGGGTATGGTTTATGTAAAAGGAGCAAATGGAGGTAAGCGTTTAATACACTTCGGAGACAGCACAATGACGGATTTTAAGAGGGGAGCGTCAGCAGCCCAAAAGAAATCATACTTGGCACGGAGTGGAGGTATTAGGAATAAGGCAGGGAAACTTACGAAGAATGATAAGAATTCAGCAAATTATTGGAGTCGGAGAGTAAATTGGTGAATAGTTATATTTAAAAATTTATCAGAGCAAACAAAAGTGAATTTTTTTTTTCTGTGAAAATAAAAACATAAATATGCTTCTTCGTAGTGGATATAATACAGAATTTTCTTGCGGTGCTTGGGTTTGGTCGGATACTGAAGTATATTGTTTGTGGGCACCAAATGAATTTAAAAGTGAAGTCAGAGAAATGCGTAAGAGATTGGTGAAAATGGGTATTGAAGTGTGAATAGTTATATTTAAAAATTTATCAGTGATAAGAAAATTGAATAAATTATTTTTTTATATCCTGAGAATATAAGATACAAGAATGAACCAGCAAGAATTTAATAAGCAAAAAAATGAAGTCCAAGCGAATAATGGGGGTTTCGGTGGAAATGCTTTGGGAAGAATGAGAGTGAATGAAGGGGTTGGAAAACCTATTAGAACTATGTGGTGTGGAGAAGAAGAGCAAAAAAAATATAAGGTTGGTCAATGCCACGAGAATATATTTCATTTAAATAAAAAAATTAAGGGAGAAGTTATGAGAGGAATTCGGACTATTGGTGAGAATAGCGACCAAGCACCGCATTATTGGTTGATTAAAAATAAAATGATTTGGGATATAAGCACCTTCTATTTTCCAGAAGAAAAAGTGAGAGTGTGGGGTTATTCATTATATAATCCAAAAGATTTCTTTAGAAGATATAATATTAGCACCGCCG